TCATATCCAGCAAGGACGCTTTGCTGATGGCCTGAATCGCACTGCCGCTGCGCTCAAGGCTTCGCTGGCTTTGAGGCAGATTGATGAGCCAGCACAGGTATTCGGGTAAGACATCCTGTTTTTTGTGCTGACAATAAAGAACTGGCTGGTGGCAACAACCGGTTGCTGCCCCGTGAAGAGAGCAGCCTTGTTGTTATCGCCACGGGCGATCACCGCGATGTCGCCTGATTGGAGCAGCGGCGGTGAGGTGCGCGCATCCCAGCTGATGGCCGTTAGCGTGTCCGGCTCAATGGCCGAGCTTTGACGCAGATCCTTGATCTGCAGAACACGGATATCACCAGCAGGGTCATGCTCCAACGCGCCGCGGAAGGTGTATCCGGAACGGACATCGGCCACATCGCTCAATTTGAATGACGGGTTTGGCATAAGTAACTCTGGGTAGAAGCGCCATCCTTGGCGCAGGCGTTCATCAGGCTTCGCAGCGCTGATACTGATTTTGTAGCCACTGAGTTTTTCGGCATCCAGCCCAAACCAGGCGGCGTCTCCCTGCAGCCGGGTCACCAGCAGGCCGTCGTCAGCGTCCATTGCGGACCGGAGGTTATCTCTAACCTGGGCTGCAGACTGTTGCGTGGCGATGATCCAGGTGGACTCCAGGGCGTGGCACCAAGTGCCATAGGCTTTGATGCGGTCATACAGGCCTTGGTAGTTACGCTGCTTACGCAGGTCATAGGCGATTTGGTACAGTTTCATAGCTTTAGCTCTCCTAACGGGTCAGTTATTGCAATCGCGGCAGGCTGCAACCTGCCGCACCTCATTTTTCTCTCCGTACAGCTCGTACTGAGATGAGGCGAGATCAATATCGCCTAGCTTGCTGCTGCCGTCAATATTTTTATGCAGTAGGATCTCTATGGAGTTCTTGCTTGGGTCAGCGGTGCGTCCTCTTCTTTCCGCTTTTGCCGTCGCCTCGTCTGACCTAGTCGTTAGCGTGCGGCCCGATCCCCCTCACCCACAGCGAGATGACTCGGGGCACGCAAAGCAGCGCCATACCCGCAAGCGTGCCGTCCTCATTTCCCAGCCTGGGATCTGACGAAATTTGCTGCATCTGCGTTAGCGCAGCGGAACATCGAGTTACCGTGTGTCTCGTAAGTAATCGGGGACGCACGCTGATGAGATGGTTTTTCGTGGTGATGCTTTGTGGTGGTACAGGCCTCTGGCTGAGCGCCCAATATCAAATTCCGCAATGGTTGCTTTGGCTGCTGCTGGCGCTGGGAACCACGATATGGGGCCTGGCCAAGTGGATGGAACGGCAGGAGGCCAAGACTGAGCGCAGCCATGATCGTGCACACTGACCCGGATTGGTCTGCATGGGATCTCCCAAGACTGCAGGCTTCGCAGTTTTCTGCTCGGCAAACACTGGTTGGCATTACACGCTAACTGCGTGCTTGGTGGCGGGCGCTGGCGAGTCAGCAGCCCGGGTCTTTGAGTTCATGATCAGGAGATAGCGAGAATGACCCTTCCTTATGAAAGAACCCGCGCCATCATCAAAACTGAGGAGTTTCTGCGTGAGCTATCTCGTCATACGGGGTTACCGCAGGATATCCGCAGCTATGCGAAAAGCCTGCTCAGGCACTATCCCTCTACGGCCCAGGTTTTCTCGCTGGGACGCCTTGAGGAATGCCTGGTAAACGAAGCGCTTGAAGACGAATACCGACAACGAGTGATCGCCTTCCACCAGCCACTGCTCTGCTCTTCGCTGGATTCGACACAATAGCGATGCCCCGCTCCCACTCTGAACAGTCGGTATCTCACCTCGTCACGCAGCGTGTTAAGCGTCTGCCCAGGGGGAGGCCTTTCAGCATCAGGTGTCTTGCTGAGCTTGGTTCGAGCTCGGCCATCTCCAAGGCAGTCGCCCAACTGGTTCTTCGCGGTGAGCTTGTGCGCGTGTACCGTGGCATCTACATGCGGCCGAAAACCAGCCAATACACCGGCCGGGTTCGTCGTCCTGGGCCTTGGGACTTGCTGAGTCTGATTGCCAGGCAGAGTCGCTGGAGGCTGCAGATTCACGGTGCTGATGCAGTGAGGCGATTCGGGCTAAGCACACAGATACCGGTCATACCTATCTATTACACCAGCGGCCCCAGTCGATCTCTATTTATAGAGAAGGCCGAGATCAGGCTCGTGCATGCTGCTCCGATGGTCATGCAGTGCGCAGGAACCAGGGTCGGGATGGCTATCAGTGCTCTTCATTATCTCGGAAAAGATGGCGCTACTCAGGAGTGCATCGATGCGATTAAAGCAACACTCCACCCCGGAGAGCTGGCCACCTTGTGGGACTGCAATATGCCCAAATGGATGCGCGTGGCGCTAGCTGAATGAGCCCTGCGCATCAGGTGGTGAGGCCGTCCGTACTCGGTTTAAAGTCTAACTTCGTGGTTAGTTGGCAGTCAGCCATCTGATCTGACTGCCCGTGTTATCTGCTTTGAAGCGAGTCTGCGTTTTATTGCTGGCTCGCCTTGATCCGCGCTTTGCGGATGTAATTCACTGATACACCCAGCTGGCGTGCAAGCTCGGCGTCGGAAACGACACCAAACGCAGATGCAATTTCAGGTGTTATTTCTGGTAACGGACGTTTGTATGCCTGTATTCCAAGCTCGTGACGTTTCTTTTTGACTGGAAAGTTGCTGATATCCAGACGATCAGCGACCTCGGTATCCGGCATCTTCCCGAGCATGGCAATGGCTTCATTGGTCCAGATGTCCTCAAGGGGTTTGAAGCGTTCGCGGGCAGTCTTGGGCTCCTGGATTCTCAGCTCACCTCGCTTTCGCTTGATGCGCTTGATGGAAACTCCGAATTCTTGTGCCAGTTGATAGTTCGTTCTTGTAGCGAGTTGCTCAATCAGCTCAGTCGGCAGCTCAATGTCTTCTGGGTGAAACTCAGGAATGCCAATTGAGTGGCGGTAGCGCCGGACACTGCTCGCTCCAAGACCAAAGCGCCGCGCTACTTCGCGGTCGCTCATCTTTCCGATGCATGCCTTCCAATCACCCATATGCGTGCTCCTAAAACGAGATGTAGTCAGACAGTTTTGCCTGACCTCGTATTCAGAGTGCGGTCGGACTACCCCTGATTTTCAGGTTGATGCAGTCGGGATTTGATATCGCTCCATTTCTTCGGCGTGTACGGCGCCCTTCTGATTACGGGTTCAGCGAAGCCCATTTGCTAGCTAAACCCGCGCATGCGCGGAAATTTCAGTGCTTTCTTTGATGGCATCGTTGCAGTGTGTTCGGCGATTTTCCGCGCATGCGCGGAATTAGCAAAAGCGGCCGTTGGCAAAGAGGTCAGTCACCACGTCAATTAGCGAACAAAAATTTCGTCACAGTCCAATTCTCTCGCCTTAATCGGGGGCTCGCGCCTCGCATTGTCTAGTAGTCATATCACTAGAGAGAGGCGTCATGTTGACGATCAAATTACGCGACATCCAAGGAGTGCATCCCGAATTTTCTCGTATTGAGCGAGATCTGGATCTAGCTCCTGTAGGGGTTCCAGATGAGGCACTGATCCCCAAGGCTATGGCCGTGCGCATCAATATGCTCTACCCGTTGGTCGTCAGTAGGCCGGATGCGCTCTGTATCGGCCAGACGACGCTGTATCGATGGCTAAAAACATATATGGATCCAGAAACACCGGTGCAGTGCATTGAATGGTCGAGGGGGCGAATCAAGGATTGCGCCTACCAACTCGTGCTGATTGAGCGCCTAGTTGCGCCTGCCCTGGCTCAGATTACGCCACAGCAGGTACGCGATTTATATGCGCATATAGAATCTGCAGCGGAGCAGTGGCCTCACGAATATCGCAGCCACGCCCATCTATCTCGGCTGATCGGAGTAAAACCGCTTAAGGGCTGTGGGGGTGAGAAATGAGCAAGCGTGAAATTCTGCTTAACCTCGCCTCGGAGCAGGGGCAGTCACCTCGAGTTATCGGCGAAATCCTCAATCTGCTTGGTGCTCATCCTGAACTCATTGACTTGCCACGTGCGATTGATCAGCTCCTACGAGTGCTCCGCGCATGCAGTGTTGGCCTGCCCATTGGTCTTGATAGCGCTGATGACGTCGTTTTGCATGAGGCCTGCAGATGGCTCATTTCCCTATCCCGCCAACCCAATATCCGAGTGCTTTTAGGCGAGCAGTTTTGGATGGGAAACAAAATGTCGGCAAGGAATCCTGTCAGCCAGCGAGGTGTAAAAATTTTTGGATTCCCCTATGCCTCTTTTCTGCACATATTGAGAGACTACGAGAATGGACAGGATTACGAGCGGCTACTCGCGCAGGTGCTCGTCGCAACTCAGAAAACCCCTACAGATCGCCACGTAGATCAGCGATACCGCGTTTACCTGGAGATAAGCAAACTTTGCGGATTGCGGTTCTTCACAATTCCCCTCGAACTAAAAATTTGGGGCACTACTGAAGAGTTCGTGGCGAGCTGCCGGGTTTTTTGCCTAGTAAATCGAGTTCAGGTAACGCCAAGAGTTTTGCTGCTATCGCCCGGCTCGTACGTTATTGCAACGGCGATTCGCCGCGAACTGGTGGTGGCGGTGGCGGTTATCGAGGTAAACGCAAGCAAGATGACCAGCCAGATCTAATCCATTACATCACAGAGGATCCTCGCGGATTTGTCTTGGGTGACCCCGATGATCCTGACCAGCTACCCGGTCACTACGACATTCTGGGGGGACATACGGATACTGTTGAAGGTGATCTGGCGCCCGGAGAAATGAGCCCATCAACCGAGATTTGGGTACTGGATGATGACGGCTTTGAGCGGCCGTATGTTGCTGATCTGCTGGGCCAACAAAATGTCGAGGCGCATATTGTCCGCAGCCGACAGTTCCTGCCGTTTTCATATAACCAGCTCACGCTGAAGGAGTTGCGGAATTTGTTGTTTGGCGCTAGCGACCTATTCCACTCGTGCCTGCAAGAGCTTTCCTGCCCGAAAGATTTAGCTCGAATTCAGCTCAGAATGGAAGGAATAGTTGCTCTGCATATCAGTCTGTGGCTGGGCCAGTCGATGACGCAGGTCGTCCAGTTATCCATCGTTGATGATGAGACAGATGACGCCGATGGTCTGGCATTGATCCTCGGGGATTCGGTGCAGTTCAGTATGGTCGTCAGACGCCCAGACCTCGCTGGCGACGATCGTTGGCAGGCCTCCTCGGGTGTCCGAGTCTCGCTGCTGCGAATTCTATTGCCCGATCTTGCGGGTAGTGCCCGGTTGGTAAAGCAGCTGCTCAAGGCATTTCCTCGCTCTGCCAACCAGGTATTCACGTATCAAACTGAGCAGCTGGACGCCGAGATCAAAGCACTGCTACTGGAATTGGGTGAAGACGACCGACGCTATACGCGAACCAAATTGCGCAGTTATTTGTTCCACCAGATAGTCGCTGATACTCAGGATGTAGCAGCAGCATCCATGCTGTCTGGCGTTGAAATCCCCTCGGCGCAAACCCCGCGCTATTACCTGCAGCTCGATGCCTGTCACCTTCGCAAAATTTACACCACCTCACTGGTAAGAGTGCTGACGCAGGTTTATGCCTGTGCTGGTCTCGCATATGAACATGTCAACCTAAATGCAGACCAACAGGGTGGGTTGGGAGCAACTCATTGCCTGCTGCCTACAACCATTGAGAGCAATGTCAGTGCAATGGCCAGGGTCTTGAGGAGGAAAACGAACGGGCGTCTCAGCGAGATGGTCGCTTGGCACAACTGTTTCACCCTCTGGACAGTGCAAATGTTTATGTTGGTCACTTCCTGTAGGGCGGTCCGCAACCCTCTGATGCTCATCGGCGAGTTTGATTCTGTGTTGGGCATGGGCGCGCTGTCAGACAAGGATTCTGGCGATCGTCATATGAGTCGGCTGATTTGCATGCCGCCGATGTTGAGGCGGCAAATAACAAGCTACTTCGCGCATTGCGCTTCTATCAGCCGACAATTCATTGGTTATCTGCCACAGGATGAGGAGGATCATCAGTGGTCGCGGGGGTTTTTCCTGCAGATTGGCCAGGCTGGAGTGCGCCGCGCTGAGATTACCCCGGGCAATATCTACGACCAGATGGGGCTGGTATCTGGCTACACCACGCATCGAGTCAATGCCCACCGGAAATTCATCCGCACGGAACTCACGGAGCGGGGCTGTCCTTCAGAAGCGCTGGCTGCGTTCATGGGGCACTGGCTCAGGGGTGAGGAGCCTCAGGACGCCTATTCGACGTTCTGCCCTGCGGTATACGCCAAGGTTCTAGATGAGTGGATTACCCCACTACTCAGGGAGCTTGGCTGGTCGGCTCTAAGCAGCCAGTGGGTGACAGAATGAATCTGCCCCGTCTAAACGATCAACAGGGCAGTGTTATCTGGTCGGCTCGGCCTCATGAGCCGGAATGGATGCCCGAGATGCGGGCGCTTCTGAAATCGATTGCCGAGAAGTCCGGGACGGCGTTCGGCAAATGGCTGTTGGGTGAATGCGCCATATCCGGGATCTCGACGACGCACGTCCGTGAACTGGAGGCACAGCTCGGCACAAATCACACGTTGCGCAACGTACTGCGCAGCATCACTCAGCGAGTCCGGGACCAAATCCCAGGATTTCCGCTGGCACGAATAGCCATTGCCGTCAGGCGTGCAGCAAACCCGATCAATCCTGACGTCTACACGGCTGAGCGAATTCAACGCAGCAGCCAACTGATTCACGCCCTGCAGCAGGGTCTGAAACTGGATATCGATGCGCTCAGCACGGATGAGCGCATTGGTCTGCTACTAATGAGTGCGGCCTACAACGGCGGATTGCTCGATGTGGCTCAGCTGAATGCCATGCTCAGCACGACGCCAGACAGCATCGATTGGGTAGCGGGAATTCCCGAGATACGTCTGCCGCTATCGATCCGCGGCAATGCCGTCGCTGAATTTCGGCAGTGGTTCCCTGATCCGGCAACGCTGGCTCTGTTGATACGCTGCGTGGATGATGTTCAAAAAAGCACCGGCAAACTAAAGCGTAGAAATTGGCACATGCGCTGTGTCTGTGCATTCCTGAAGAAGGTTGAGGTACCTGAACAGTATCATCCAGAGAATCCCAGCGACCTGTTTGATTTTCTAAGGATGCAAATGCAGTTGCGGCTGCCGCAGGTGCTGGTGAATTTTGCATGCCGCAAGGGTTTTGTCTCGCAGTCACTGCGCCCCTCATCTTGGGGCAATATTCTCGGCCTAGATGATCTCGAGGACCCTGCGGGGACTTATGACGATGAATCTGTTTCGGATGTAACTGAGGATAACCCTGACCCACCCGCATGGCTGGAGGAACTGCGCGATCGGATCCGGGACAACCTGCCCATAGAGAGCCCTTTGCAAGCGGAGTCTCATGGAGAACTTCCCGGCCTAATCCAGAGTTGGCTTGCCTACATGCTGGGTGGCGCCTCCGCATACGGCCACAGTATTGGGCGAAGCACGATAAAGCGATATACCCAAGTACTAGGCGCAGCACTTTCCTCTCGGTTAGATGGCATAAGCATCTTCGAGCTCGAAATTGACGCGCTCGAACTTGTGTATGAATCCGCACTGGATGCTCAGGCCACAGATAGCAAACGGCGCACCCTGGCCAAGGCAGTCCAGGAGTTTCACACGTTTCTGCAGCGTCGTTACAACTACCCGACAATCAGCCCCTACTCAATCCTAGGCATCGGCAAAGGTGTGACCAGGGTAGATGCTCGCATTATCAGCGAGGAGCAGTACCAATTGGTTATGCAGGCGCTCGGCACATGCGGGCTTGAGCTGCGAACGCCACGTCTGGTGACGGCTGCGAGGCTTTTGTTGATCTTGGGGTTCCGGTTGGGATTGCGGCGTAACGAGGCTCTAAAGCTTCGCCTACGTGATTTGCATCTGCCCGAATTTTCAGCAGCGGAGTGCGCGCATATTCAAGCTCGGCAATCGCATATGCGCAGGCTATCTAAAGATGAACAGGCCAGAATAGAGCTGCCCGTTGACCTGCTCATTCGCCCCCATGCACAGCGTGGGTTGAAAACCCAGAATGCGGTTCGGAGTTTGCCGCTGCGTGAGCTGCTTGAGCCCGATGAGCTCACATTGCTGATCGACTGGTATCGAGAGCGGCAGCAGGAAGAAAGCCAAAATTCAACGTCGGAATTCCTGTTCTGCATCCCACAGCTGAGAACTCAGTGGGTCAGCGAGAGCTGCCTGTTCCCAGCTCTACATGACTGCATGCGAGCAGTCACGGGTTCCGAGTTCCTGCATTACCATCACCTGCGCCATTCCTGCGCCACGTGGTTTTTGCTCAAGTTGATGGGTGCGCAGAATGCGCTATCACCAGAGCTGGTTTTCAAAGATCTGCCCCTTACCACTCGCTGGCTCAGAGATGACCTCAGGTTGCGTAAGGCGATGTTGCCTGTAGAGGGCCCCACCCGGCGAATCGTCCATATTGTCAGTGCCATCCTCGGGCATGGCAGCCCAAAAACCACACTGTTGCACTACGTCCATAGCCTGCCTCAGATCATGGCAATGATGTGGCAATGGAATCCCCAGAACTGGATATTCAACGCCGCAAACGTCGCCAAGATAGCCGAGGTAAGCCAACCCACCATGAGCACTGAGCCCCGTGAAGGCATTTCAGCTGAGTGCGGCGTGCTACTCGACATCATCGGTCGCATTAGACCCCTGAAGGAGCGTAAGCGTGCTCGGAAGAAGGCGAGTCGAGGCCAGGCTGAACAGGTGGAGCAGAACTGGGCGATTGGGCGAATTCTGGCTATCGAGTCGATGCTGGCGTATGCCTCATATGCCGAGCAGACAGGTCGAGCGGTCAATCTCGACTGGGTCGAGTTTTCTGCCGAGGCGCGTGAAATGATGCTTGAGCGGGCACGCTGTATCCGCGATATGCAACAGCGACCGGGAGCAAGCAGCTCAAGCCCTAAACACAGGCTGCAACCTGCTCTGTATGCAGAAGGTTCGTCGTATCTGTCGCTGTTGCCCTCGCCTCCAAAGCATGGTGGGCGTGAGGCTGTGGCCGAGTATGCGCAGCGCCTCTACGACCTGCTCGAAGGCCCCGACAGCGAACGCGCCCAGCGCGTGATTGATGATTTTGTTGAGCGCTGTTGGATGACTGAAACCACGCTGCGATTCCAGCGTAACCGTGACGAGGACCATGCACAGGACTATCTGTGGCTGCTGAGTGCTATAGGTATTCCGGCTCGATCTATCGAGCTGATCGTCTACGACGCTAACAAGCCGAAGACGACCAAGTCCTACTGGCGTCAGCAGCTCGGGAGCACTCGCCGGTCGTTCAGTCAGCACGCGCCGGAGAGTAACGATGTAGCGAATCTACATTTGGGTATAAGGGCGAAGCTTGAGCTGAAGGGTGAGGCAAGGCAGAACCATCACTCCGGCGCCGCCTTGCGCTACTTGATGCTGATGGCCTCCATCGACTGGCATTTCCGTGGCTGACAAAGTCCGGAGGGCATTCAGCCCTCCGGATCATCCTGCAGTTCCAGCAAATCCCCTACCTGGCAGTTCAGGTACTGGCAGATCGTCTCCAAGTCCTTGAGCTCCACCCGTTGCGCGGTCTCGTGATAGAGCCGCGTGAGGGTTCCGCGGTTGATCCCCGTGTCCCTAACCACGTCACTTATCTTCAATTTCCGCTCACCGAGTAGGCGAGATAAATGGCACTTGACCATCTCAATCTCCCAAAAATGATCTTCTAGAGATCATTTTGTGCTTGCAAAGCCCAAAATGAGCGTTATATTGATCTGCAGGAGATCATTATGGGCTCTCAGGAGCTCATAAGAATCCGCTGTCGTTCAATTTAGCAGAGAGGGCATTGCTATGTCTCACACCTATCTGACCACCGAGGAGCTGGCCACGCGTATGAAGTACGACGTGCGCACCATCCGTAACCGCCTGAAGGACTCGGTACTGCTCGAAGGCATCCATTACTTCCGCCCGTTTGGTGGTCGAAAGATCCTGTTCATTTGGGAAGCTATCGAAAAGGACATGCAGAAGTATTCCCGCACCTCCAGTTTGATACCTATGGCCGGCGGAGGCATTTGCCATGGGTAAGATTCGTGCCCGTGCCGACAACGAGAAGTTGTTCTTCGACTTCACTTATCTGGACAAACGCTGCCGTGAGCAAACCACGCTGCCTGATACGCCGGCCAACCGAAAAAGCTGGAGAAAATCCTTGAACGCATTGAGGCAGAAATCACGCTGGGAAGCTTCGACTATGCCACTTACTTTCCGCAAAGCAGCAAGGTTCAGGAGTTCGCAAGACTGCGGGCTGGCTGCGCGATATTGAAGACTCCACCATTTAGGGACTTCGCCGAACGCTGGTTCGACGAAAAGCGTGTGGAGTGGCGCGACACACATACAACGACGGTACGTCAGACCCTTGATAAATACCTGCTACCAACATTCGGCAGGCAAGAGGTCAGCGCCATCACCAAGGCAGAAATCCTGTCCTTCCGCTCGGCACTCGGCAAAGTTCCCGGGCTGAAGGGGCAGGCTCTGTCAGCGACGCGAATCAACCACATCATGACGCCATTGCGCATGATCCTTAGTGAGGCGGCTGACCGGTTCGAGTTTACTTCACCGTACCTCAACATCAAATCGCTGAAGGTTCCCAAGACCGATGTGGAGCCGTTCACCCTGGATGAAGTTCTGCAGATTCTCGGTGCCGTGCGCGAGGACTTCCGCAACTACTACACAGTGCGCTTCTTCACCGGGATGCGCACGGGAGAAGTCGACGGCCTGCAGTGGAAATTCGTCGACTTTCAGAGGCGGCAAATCCTTATCCGCGAAACTTGGGTCGGTGGCCGGCTCGACTACACGAAGAATGACGGCTCGCAACGCGAAATCGACATGTCTGGCCCGGTGTACAAGGCCCTGCTCGATCAGCAGAAGAAGACGGGGAGTGGTCAGTTCGTCTTCTGTTCTCGGGAAGGTACGCCTTTTTCGTACCGCAACATCAACAACAGGGTGTGGTTTCCGCTGCTTCGTCATCTGGGACTGCGCCAGCGACGCCCTTACCAGACCCGCCATACGGCTGCGACCCTTTGGCTGGCTGCAGGCGAAAACCCGGAGTGGATTGCCCGGCAGATGGGCCACACAACTACAGAGATGCTGTTCCGCGTCTACTCGCGCTACGTACCTAACTTGACCCGACGTGACGGAAGCGCCTTCGACAATCTGATCCAAGCCAATTTGAAGGCGTGAGGAGTACTTACATGAAACTGATCAAGCACAGCAATGTCACGCACCTGCATCCGGCGATGGAAGCTCGTGAACACCAGTACTTGAAGCATTTAGCCTCTGCCATGAGCCACTACCTCGAAAGCCCCAACGGCAATGAACTGGTCTGCATCCTTGGCTCCGGCTACGAGAAGAATAACCGTCAGGCTCTCGATACCTGGGTCGCCTATCACCGTAATGAGGTCTTCGAGAAACGGTTGGAGGGGCGCAGCCCGCTGGACTTCCTGATTGAAAAACTGGAGAGCATGCTCAACAACTGAAGCAACGAAGGGGCCGAAAGGCCCCTTCTGCTTAGATGCTTTCAGATGGGTTGGGAGTTGTGCCTGATTGTGGCTAATACTCAATCTCTGCGAAGTAACCGGCATGCCATCTCACCATGCGGCACGCTTTGGGCACAGAATTGGCACAGCCTGAAAAGCCGCCGCTATATGACACTGAGGGCAGTGCTCATCGCAGCCTGAGGGCTGGCATCAAGGGAATTTTGCTGGAGGGTACCGATTCAGTAGCGGAAGCGGCGAAGCCTTAGAAAAAGGCCATTGAATCAAGAGGATATGGCGCACCTGGCGGGATTCGAACCCACGACCCTTGCCTTCGGAGGGCAATACTCTATCCAGCTGAGCTACAGGTGCGTATGTGTTGCGGCGAACTATTTGACCACTAGCCTGCACCCTTCTCAACTCGATGATCACTGCCTTCGGAGGGCAGTACTCTATCCAGCTGAGCTACGGATGCAGCGCCGCGGCTCGCGCGGCAGGCAGCAATCATACGCATCTCGTCGGCGGGAGTCCATTCCATGTGCGTACGTTCGTGATTTCGAACGAAAACGACCGTCCGTCGAGGATGTGCTCAGCAAAGCAGCAGAATTTTCCGACTTTCGTTGATTTTATCGAACGGGGTATTGCCCTTTGTCAGTGGTGGCCCTAGGATTCGTTTGAGATTTCAAACGCCCCCAAAGCCACAACAACAGGAGACCGGGGAATTGGCATCAGTTCAGCCGGCCGCGTGCCCCTGGAATGACCTCTTTCTGACCTGCCCGTCGCTCGTCCGGCCTTTCGCGCTGCCGGGCCGCCGTGGTGCCGGCGTGGCGTTTCGTCCGCAATCCCTTTCCCGCACGAGTCTTTCGTATCCTCCCCGACGCCTGTCGGCGGTCGCGTTCGTCCGCGTCCGCCCGTTGCGCACGGTGGCCGGCCGGTAACGGCGACGCCGCTGGCACAGGGCGCAGGAAATGGAACACCGGGGCGCTGGCCCTTTCGAATAACCAGCAGGCAACACTTTCCGGTTACAACCGAACCAGACAACCAGGCACGCGGGGTAGTCGAGGTAGACCCGCTGCTCACGGCATTCCTCGAAGGAGACAGGTCATGCAACTCAAAGATGCCAAGCTGTTCCGTCAACAAGCCTACGTCGATGGCGCCTGGGTGGATGCCGACAACGGCCAGACCATCAAGGTGAACAACCCGGCCACCGGCGAGATCATCGGCAGCGTGCCGAAGATGGGCGCCGCCGAGACCCGCCGCGCCATCGAGGCTGCCGACAAGGCCCTGCCGGCCTGGCGCGCGCTGACCGCCAAGGAGCGCGCCAACAAGCTGCGCCGCTGGTTCGACCTGATGATCGAGAACCAGGACGACCTGGCCCGCCTGATGACCATCGAGCAGGGCAAGCCGCTGGCCGAGGCCAAGGGCGAGATCGCCTACGCCGCCTCCTTCCTCGAATGGTTCGGCGAAGAAGCCAAGCGCATCTACGGCGACACCATTCCCGGCCACCAGCCGGACAAGCGCATCATCGTGATCAAGCAGCCGATCGGTGTGACCGCGGCCATCACGCCGTGGAACTTCCCCTCGGCGATGATCACCCGCAAGGCCGGCCCGGCCCTGGCCGCCGGCTGTACCATGGTGCTCAAGCCTGCTTCGCAGACCCCGTATTCCGCCCTGGCCCTGGCCGAGCTGGCAGAGCGCGCCGGCATTCCGAAGGGCGTGTTCAGCGTGGTCACCGGTAGCGCCGGCGAAGTCGGCGGCGAGCTGACCAGCAACCCGATCGTGCGCAAGCTGACCTTCACCGGTTCCACCGAAATCGGCCGCCAACTGATGGCCGAGTGCGCCCAGGACATCAAGAAGGTGTCCCTGGAGCTGGGCGGCAACGCGCCGTTCATCGTGTTCGACGACGCCGACCTGGACGCCGCCGTCGAGGGCGCGCTGATTTCCAAGTACCGCAACAACGGCCAGACCTGCGTCTGCGCCAACCGCCTGTACGTGCAGGACGGCGTGTACGACGCCTTCGTCGACAAGCTGAAGGCCGCCGTGGCCAAGCTGAACATCGGCAACGGCCTGGAAGCCGGCGTGACCACCGGTCCGCTGATCGACGCCAAGGCCGTGACCAAGGTCGAGGAACACATCGCCGACGCGGTCTCCAAGGGCGCCAAGGTGGTTTCCGGCGGCAAGCCGCACGCCCTCGGCGGCACCTTCTTCGAGCCGACCATCCTGGTCGACGTGCCGAAGAACGCCCTGGTGTCCAAGGACGAGACTTTCGGCCCGCTGGCGCCGGTGTTCCGCTTCAAGGACGAGGCCGAGGTCATCGCCATGTCCAACGACACCGAGTTCGGCCTGGCGTCCTACTTCTACGCCCGCGACCTGGCCCGCGTGTTCCGCGTCGCCGAGCAACTGGAGTACGGCATGGTCGGCATCAACACCGGCCTGATCTCCAACGAAGTGGCGCCGTTCGGCGGCATCAAGGCCTCGGGCCTGGGCCGCGAAGGCTCCAAGTACGGGATCGAGGACTACCTCGAGATCAAGTACCTCTGCCTGGGCGGTATCTGAGTCCGGCGAGAAACGCATCCGGAGGGGCCGGACGGCAGGCAAGAGCTGCGCCGTCCGGTGTCGACGTTGCCGGTGGTGGCACCGGACGAACCGGGAGTCGCGGTCGCCGATCGCGAAGCGGCTCCGAGCCCTGGCGGGCCTGCAAGTCCCGAGGCAGTCGATCATCGCATGCTGCCTTGGGGAGCTTCCTTCCCGCCTTCATCCTTTGACCCGGCCGACCCGATGAGCGGCCACTGAGGAAGCCATGAGCAAGACCAACGAATCCCTGCTGAAGCGTCGCCAGGCCGCGGTACCCCGCGGCGTGGGCCAGATCCACCCGGTCGTCGCCGAGCGCGCCGAGAACTCCACCGTCTGGGACGTGGAAGGCCGCGAGTACATCGACTTCGCCGGCGGCATCGCCGTGCTGAACACCGGCCACCTGCATCCGAAGGTGATCGCCGCGGTCCAGGAGCAACTGGGCAAGCTGTCCCACACCTGCTTCCAGGTGCTGGCCTACGAACCCTACATCGAGCTGGCCGAGGAAATCGCCAAGCGCGTGCCGGGCGACTTCCCGAAGAAGACCCTGCTGGTCACCTCCGGCTCCGAAGCCGTCGAGAACGCCGTCAAGATCGCCCGCGCCGCCACCGGTCGCGCTGGCGTGATCGCCTTCACCGGCGCCTACCACGGCCGCACCATGATGACCCTGGGCCTGACCGGCAAGGTGGTCCCGTACTCCGCCGGCATGGGCCTGATGCCGGGCGGCATCTTCCGCGCCCTGGCGCCCTGCGAACTGCACGGCGTGAGCGAGGACGACTCCATCGCCAGCATCGAGCGCATCTTCAAGAACGATGCCCAGCCCCAGGACATCGCCGCGATCATCATCGAGCCGGTGCAGGGCGAGGGTGGCTTCTACGTCAACTCCAAGTCCTTCATGCAGCGCCTGCGCGCCCTTTGCGACCAGCACGGCATCCTGCTGATCGCCGACGAAGTGCAGACCGGCGCCGGCCGTACCGGCACCTTCTTCGCTACCGAGCAACTGGGCATCGTTCCTGACCTGACCACCTTTGCCAAGTCGGTCGGCGGCGGCTTCCCGATCTCCGGCGTGGCCGGCAAGGCCGAGATCATGGACGCCATCGCGCCCGGCGGCCTGGGCGGCACCTATGCCGGCAGCCCGATCGCCTGCGCCGCGGCCCTGGCCGTGCTGAAGGTGTTCGAGGAAGAGAAGCTGCTGGAACGTTCGCAAGCCCTCGGCGAGCGCCTCAAGGCCGGCCTGCGCGAGATCCAGGCCAAGCACAAGGTGATCGGCGACGTTCGTGGCCTGGGTTCGATGGTGGCCATCGAGCTGTTCGAGGGCGGCGATACCCACAAGCCGGCCGCCGAGCTGGTCAGCAAGATCGTCGTCCGTGCGCGCGAGAAGGGCCTGATCCTGCTCTCCTGCGGCACCTACTACAACGTCATCCGCTTCCTCATGCCCGTCACCATCCCCGACGCGCAACTGGAGAAGGGCCTGGCCATCCTGGCCGAGTGCTTCGACGAACTCGCTTAAGCTTCACCGGCAAAGCGATACCCCCGAGGCCCGCGCGGGCCTTTCTTTCAGAGGCTTCACGGAAACGGAAGCCTCTTTTTTCTGCCAGGGTTTTCCGCGAAACGCCCGACGAACGGTTTTCCCCTGTTACCCTTGGGCGCCTGGCGCATACGAATCCTCCCGCATTCCTCCGGTCGTACCGTTCGAGGCGATTAGGACAGGTCCTAGAGGCGCACCGTGTTCGCCCGTCATACCCTTGTGTGCCCGCGGGCCGTGTTGTGCCCGCCTGTCATGCCTGGTGCGTCCCGCTCGGTTCGCCAGGTTCGAAGTGGGCCACCATGCATTACCTGGAAGACAGCCTGGACCTGGGCAGCTCCTGATGGCCGATCAAGACACTAGCGTCGCCGCCGGGCTGGGCCATCAGTTGCCTGTCGCGCTGGGTGGTCGAGGAACAGTTGGTCCTCCGGCGCGCTGGTCGAACTGCGCAGCAGCCTGCCGCCGTTGCGCCGGCGCTTCTACATGCTGCGCCAGCGCGACAAGTTCCTCTCGCCGGGCTTCGAGCGCTTCTGGGAACACTGTCGGGCGGGACTCGACGCCGGTTAGCCGGCTCCCGGCAAAAAGATCCCCCTGCCGCGCCCGACGCGCGGAGGGGGATGAAAAAGGAGCCAGGAACGGCCCTCAGTGTGAGTCTGGCGTTTTCCGGAAGCCGTCCGCTGCATTCCGCAAGCCGCTGGAGGTGATTGTGGCGGTGTCGCTGATGGTCGAATTAGCCGAAAACGACCTGCCCATGTCCAGGCGGGACAGCCCCCTTGCCGGGAGCGACGTGGGCTCAGCAGAATCGATGGCAATCCCCATCGAAGGAGCTGCCGCGATGATGCACGCCGATCTGATCGACCAGGACGATTTCCGCGAACGCCTGCAGGCGCTGGGCTTCAGCGTGCCGCCGGACTCGACTCCGGAGCAGGCCTGCGAATACGCGCGAAGGCCTGATCGAGATCCGCGCCCAGGCGCTGCGCTCGAACCCCGACGTCGTGACCCTCAATGCCGTCGAGAAGTGGGACGGAAAGCTGCCCACCTACATGGCCAGCGGCTCCCCGCTTCCCTTCATCGGCATCAGCAAGTAGCCCCTCGCCCCGGCGCCAGCGATGGCGCCACTGGAGAAAAACATGACCACCAAAGCAAAGACCAAGAAGCGAACGGCACCGCTCTCATCCTCAGGACCTGGACAGTTCGCTGATCTCACCAGTCACGGACGGGTTTCAGTGGCCCGACAAGATCGGAGCAGTAGTCGAGGCCCCGGACTGGAAGAAGGACTAACAGGTGCGGTCGACGGCCCTACATGGCTGGCTGATCGGTCAGGCGCCATGAAAGCAGTAGCGCTCCTCGATGCGCTGACCACTGCCGCCCGAGGCCGCTGATCATGAAGTCAAGCAGCTCACCAGTACCGCGGTCAGCCTGCTGATCAGCGCGTGTCCTCGCTCGCACATGGCTCCGTCCACCATCGGGGACAATGTGCAAGCGCAACACAGTTCTCTGATCGCAAACGAATCTTCGCGCGGCGGCATCAAGGGGCAAGGAGCCGCGAACAGGCAGCGCGCATAAGGAACTCCTGTCAGGTACCGGCGCATATGGCACGCGCCACCGCCGGGGACTCGGGGATCACCGCCACTCGCCGGGGACGAGGGCTGGTGCAAATGGCTTGCTACGCCCTCGCCTACCAGGCAGTGCGCAGCGCCGAGCAAGGGGGTGACCTATGACCCATGCCCTGTTTAAACAGATCGACCTGACCGCCAAGCTCGGCCAGGACGGCAGCTCGCTCCAAGCCATGAACGCGCTGCGCGTCATCCGGGAAACGGTAGCGAAGCACCTGGCCGGCACCGAGGGTGCAGGAGAGATTCCGCTCGAGCGCGCCCTCCTGGCGCTCCGCACCATCGCCGAGCTCCCCTGTCCCGAGCAAGACGACCTCCCGGCGGCGAACATGCGACAGATCGCACTGGCGGCCTTGGGTGGCGCTGGAGCGAGTTCAGAGCCGGGCAACCCTGGCGGCGAACCTCTGTCCGGACCGGGTAGTGCCGGCGAGCGACCCTACCCCGCGCCGGGATCGGGCGACAGCGAACTGGCCGAAAGCCTCCAAACTCTGGTGCGCTGGCTTGATCGAGTAGATATCGAGGACGGCTACGTCGGCGTGCCAGTGATTGAAGCCGTCGAGGTAGCGGTCAATGAACTGAGGCGCCTGCGCCAGTTCGAGCGTATCTGCGAAGGGCTGCCGCAAGACGCCATCGATGGTGGCTGGACCGTGCAAGGCATTCGCGGCTATGCCAAGCGCTTGGAGGACCAACTGAAGACCGCCCTGGGTCAGCACAACGTGCCGTCAGGGTGGAAGCTGGTACCGCTTGAGCCGACCCCGGAAATGCTGGACGCGCGCCGCGACAGCGAGGACGGAATGGACGGCTATCTCGTTGAGGATACCGAGTACTACTTCCCGGGTCGGGATGCAGTTCGCGCCTTCCTGGCACGTGTGTATCGGGGCCTCATTGCCGCTGCGCCAGCGCCTGGAGGTGAGCGATGACCATGCGCAAGGCTCTGACCGCTATCGCACTCGTCGCGCTGTTTGGCCTGGCTGCTGTTGCCGCCGGCGGCGCGCTCCAGCCGTTCAAGAACCTGTTCATCTGGGAGGTATGCCAGTGATGAGAGGCTCCGACATTCCACCACCACCAGGGTATCGTCCTACCCCGCTCGCCACCCTCGGCCAGCAGTTGGTCCGCCTGGGCCAGGCGATGCAGAACCCCAACACCAAGCTCGGCGAGTTGACCGAGTTGGTCCAGGCCTGCGGCGTCGACCTGCGGATCTGCGACACGAACAAGGAGAGCCGGTCATGAAGGGAGCAACGTTGCACAGGCTGATCGATATCTACGCCGACAGTCGCCGTGACCTGCGCGTCCGTTTGGCGGCCCTCCGGATGTTCGTCCGCGCGGTGTGCGCCGATCGCAACACCAGCTTCGCCGAGTATCGCCAGGTGTGTCGGCGGCTCCTCAAGGGCATGCCGTTCACCGAGCAGGCGCTTGAGCGCGAGCGAGCGGCATATCTGGATCGCACCAGAGCTGCGAGACAGGCCATGGAGGAGAGCGGTGCCTGGCTTATCGGAAACTCAGCCATGATCGAGCAGGCCCTGACCTTCGACGACCTGTGCGATCTCCTGGGGGTGAATCATGCCCACCGTGCCGAGGCTGCCGAGGTCTGCGCGGGCGACGCCGGAATCGTTGGCGGCCTGCTCTGGATTGGCGGGGAGTTCGAGGACAGCGCAGACCACAAGAGCGGCCGCTCCAACCGAGGGAACACGGGGCCACTTACCGCTGCGGTCCAGAACCTGTTTCAGAAGTTCTTGCTTGAAAACCCGTCGGCCATCCCTGACCCGTTCGCCCCGGGTGGCCCTTTCTACGGCGCCCCGCGTCAGGAAATGGCGCCGAACGGAACTGTGCAGATTCGGCGGCCGGCACTCACCGTCCACAGCCTGGACGGATCGACCCGTACGGTTGAGCGAAAGCCGGAGGCGTACTCGGTAGTGGCGAAAGATGGTGGGGGTCTCCATGGCTAGAACTCTGCTTCGCGTGATGAGGGGAGAGTTTGCGTTCTACCTGACCGAAGGGTCGAAGGGTGGCAAGAAAGGAGGGGCGCGCTGGGCCTTATACCGGACCAGTGGATTCGGGAAGGTCAAAGACGGCTTTGTCTTCGTCAACAGCGGTGACCGCGCCAGACTGCAGGCAATGACGAACGACGGTGAGCAAATGGATGCCTGCCAGGCACTGTTCGACAGTAAGAAACGCCGGGCCTACGTTCGGCGCTGCGAGATTCGCGGCCCATCCGGCCGCTGGGAGGGGCTTGCATTCAAGCCTAGGCCTCAGGAATGCGCTACCTGACTGTTAAAAAATTCGCCAGCGAGTCTGGCTACACCGAAGACGCCGTGCGCTCGAAGATCCGCGACGGAATCTGGCGCCTCGGCGAGATATGGAAAAAAGCACCGGATGGCCGGACGCTTATTGATGTAGAGGGGTATGAAGCATGGGTAGAGATGGGCGGGGAGTCAGGGCGGTCTCTGATTCGAGTATCGAAATCACGTTCATGTATCGCGGCGTCAGGTGCCGGGAGCGCATCTCGCTCAAGCCCACCGCCACTAACCTGAAGCGAGCAGAGCAGCACAAGGCGGCTATCGAACATGCGATCGCCGCCGGTACCTTCGACTACTCGGTGACATTTCCTGGATCTCCGCGCGCCGCCAAGTTTGCGCCTGAGGCGTCACGCGAGACGGTTGCGGGATTCCTTGGCCGATGGCTTGAGTCGAAGCGCAAGCACGTCTCCAGCAGCACCTTCGAGGGCTACAGGAAGATTGTAGAGCTTCGTCTGGTGCCGGCCCTAGGGTCCGCCATGGTGGTCGACCTGAAGCGGAAGGCCGTCAAGGATTGGCTGGACACCCTGAAGGTGAGCAACAAGACGCTCAGCAATATCCAGAGCTGCCTACGCTCGGCCCTCAGCGATGCGATGGAAGAGGAACTGATCGACAGCAACCCTCTCGCCGGCTGGACGTACGCAAGGAAGGGAGAGGTCAAGGTCGACGACGTTGACCCATTCTCGCCGGAAGAGCAGCAGGCGATTCTGAGTTCCCTCGATGGTCAAGGGCGGAACCTGGTGCAGTTCGCATTCTGGACGGGGATGCGCACCAGCGAACTCGTCGGCCTCGAGTGGGGCGATATTGACTGGCTCCGCGGCGAGGTGCGCGTCACCCGCGCCATGACCCAGGCAGCCAAGGGAAAAGCGGAGGTGACGAAGACCACCTCCGGCCGGCGCAGCATCAAGCTGCTCGGCCCTGCGCTGGAAGCCCTGAAGGCGCAGAAGGCATTCACCTACCTGGCCAACCAGGAAGTCTTTCAGAACCCGAGGACGGGAGAGCGCTGGGCCGGTGACGGCCCGATTCGAAAGACGCTCTGGATGTATGCGCTGAAGAAGGCTGGTGTGCGCTACCGCCGGCCGTACCAGACGCGCCACACCTACGCTTCGATGATGCTGTCTGCTGGTGAGCATCCGATGTGGGTGGCGCAGCAGATGGGGCACAGTGACTGGACCATGATTGCACGCATATACGGTCGCTGGATGCCATCAGCTGACTACAACGCGGGCGAAAAAGCAGAAGTGATGTGGCGGCCCATCGACATGCAGGACTTTACCGAAACTCTTACAAAGAAAAACCCATAAAAGTTCCCATCCCAGAAAAAGTGCTGTTGCTGAATTCCATGCCTCCGGAACGAAGAGATTTTTCGTCGCCGACTATATTTAGCCCAATCGGCCTTAAGTCCATCTGAAAAATATTAATTTCGTCATCAACCTCAGATCGAATGGACATAATGACTTGATCATTAACAAACACGAGGACGACACCAGACTCAGTGGTGACTCGGACAAACGGAAACAGTGGGATGGAGGATTCTACAATCGGTACAAAAGACTTCATATTCGCATCAGCAATAGCCTGTATCCAAATTTGAGGCTTATTTCCTTTTCCAACTAGGAGCGGCAGAACTTCATCCACCGAAAGAATGAAGGTGCTGCCGCTGAGCAAATTGCTGCAAAGTTTAACCTTCGAATAAGGAATATAACCTTTTGGAAGATTACTTTTCGTTATCACTTTGCGCCCCTAATAAAATGATTCTGGCTTGCCGAATCTTTGAAAAACTTCCCTATTCGCTTCATTAATTTCTTCTTCTCATTGGGCACAAACGCGCTAACAACAAACAATAACGCAGTAATCAGAGATAAAATTGATAACACTATCACATCCCCTGACGCAACATCATTCGGGGTATTAAGGCCGTCTTTATAGACGTTTTGGAGAAGAGTGACCGCCGAGCCAATAGCTACAAATAAAAAGCTCGTCGCCCAGTTTTTCACTACATTGCCCTGACTATCCAGCCTCACATAATCAGCTTCTGTAAAAGGATAAATTGCCTGTATAGAAGCGATAGAGTTTCCACTCAGCGGCTCGGAGAGAACGACTGTTTCTGTGATCGTAGTGTTGGTGAAATTGTGGTCGGTCATCTCAGGTCCATGCTGTCAAGCGCCTACCGTATCCTGCTCAGGTGCGATTTATACACACCATCACTCTGGATGCCAACCGAGTTTCCGACCAGAATGACAGCGTTATGACAGCTTCCGATCTGGAGGCCGCGAAAACACAGGACTAGACGCTGGTTCAAATCCCCCCGGCTCCACCAAACGCAAACGATAAGCCCCTGATTTTCCTAGTGAATTTCAGGGGCTTTTTCGTTTCCACCCGTTTAGTGTCGCAAACTGTCGAATTTCATCCTTCCACCTTGCTCCTCCTCCTGCTCGCGCACTCGTTTTCGCTCCGTGACAAAGACCAAAGCGCTGTCTACCATCCATAATGGCAATTCACCAGCAGTCAGGATAGACATCGACAGGAGGTCATATGAGTCTCGAGAAGCTAACCGTCTATAAGATCAAAGAACACATAACTAGTTTCGACGAATTTATTAATGAGACAGATGGTAAACGCCGTCCTCTGCCACCGTTAAGACCTATAAGAATTGAAAATGCACCGGCCGGCGTTGAAGTTCAGGCGTCATTTTCTCACAAAAAACATGAAACACAGAAGACTGCTGCAGATGTCCCCTGGATAGTTTTTATTAACGAGGGGACCGATGAGCCCATAAACTTCAACTGCAGAAACACTTTCCCATGCGCTGTCGTCGCAATAAAAATAACAACTCAAAACATCTCGAAATTTTACGCACTGACATTCGGACTAGGCGCAGAAACCTTTCTGGACAATGAAAAGATTGTTCGAGACTTCGGACTGAGAGTCGCAATGAATATTTGCGATACCGAAAAATTACGACGAATACAGACGAATATACATGAAGCAGTATCCACGCACGCAGAAAGACAAATCAGCACAGGAAGCAACCTAAGTGTATTTCAGATTAATGATGAAAAGGAGTTTCTTAGATCAGTAACAGGAGTCGCTCGCGCAGAATACAACTTCATAAAATCCTTCACTGGCAAAGATAACATCTCACTCAAGATAAAAATGACAACCCCTTGAACTGGGAGTCTCTAATACCAAAATTGCAAACCCTAGAAGATGCCTACAACCAAGATAACTACCTGCAAGTCTTCCAAGGCTATTCAAAATTCCACTTCGAGAACGACCCAAATACTATACAGCAGCTAGACAGTGAAGTATTTGAAAGGATCAGGAATGGAAACTTCGAGAACATCCATCTCTCCCCCCGGAGTTTACAGACTTCGAGAGCAGGTATTTCACATACAAGGCAGAGGGCGGCGACCAGCACGACGATCTATCTGTTGACGATTTCATAACTTCACGTAGAGCGTTTAGCGATAGATCGAGCATTAACAGCTTGAAGACGCATAAAATTTACGTTTGGAGTAGCGAGACAGGAAACAAAGTTACGAGCTGGCCAGTTTATAGGTGTTTAGTCGCAGAAATAGAATTAAACAACGACACCTATATACTAAGCATGGCACAATGGAAAAAGTATCGACGGACTTCAAGCAAGAAGTTGAAGACTACGTATCAGATATCCCCTCCAATCAAAGTGCATACCTTACCAACAACGTATCAATATGGGACGCTCAGAGAAACCAAAATCGGGAGGAAATCTACAACCAAGAGCTATACAACACAAACAATGACATTTTTCTTTTTGACAAAGCAAAAGTCCATATAGCTGGGGAGCGAATTTACGAGGTATGTGACTTACTACACTCAGATAAATCGTTAATTCACGTAAAGCGACTAAAGTCCGGCTCCGCCTCTATCAGTCACTTATTCCTTCAGGGGAAATTTTATTCCGACGCATTCATATCAGATCAAAAGTGCCGAGAAAGCATGCGCGAACACATTACAGAAAACCACAACGAAAGGCCCACCCAAGCCTTCACAGACATACTCCCAGATAATCGAAACGACATAGTAACAAACGACTACACAATTATATTTTGCATATTGACCGAAAAAGCAGATCCAGACATTAACTCGCTTCCCTTCATGGCAAGATATGAGCTCATGCATAGTCACAAGCACATTAATCAAGCACTTGGATTTAAGTGCGAATATAAATTAGTGAGTGTAGTACTAGGCCCACCTTAATGGCCCATATTTCACAGCGTCCTGAAGATGATCAGGCGACGGATGGGCGTATCGCATGGTCATCGTCAGCGTCGAATGACCCAGGATTTTCTGCAGCGTGAGGATGTTCCCGCCATTCATCATGAAGTGGCTGGCGAAGGTGTGCCGGAGAGCGTGGCTAGCCTGGCCTTGAGGTAATTGAATTGTGGTGCGCTCCAGGGCGCGGCGGAAGGATGTGATGCAGGACGTGAACGGACCATGCATCGGCCAGTGCGCCCTCACCCGGTCAGCCAGCTCTGCTGGAATCGGTACGTGGCGAACCTTCCCTGACTTGGTTCCCGCATAGGTCACGACGTTGCCCTGGAGCCGCTGAGCGGGGAGCTTTTCAGCCTCTGACCATCGAGCACCGGTAGCCAGACAGAGCAGCGTCACCAGCTCGGTATGTGGGTTGTCGCACCGGTTGCGGATGGAGTCGAGAAGCTCGCCGATCTGCTCGGTCGTCAGCCAGGACAGTTCCCCCTCCTGCAGCTTGAGCAGCTTCACCCCGGCCAGCGGGTTGTCGTAGTCGATCTGGCCCAGGTCCTTCAGCTCATTGAACACCGCGCGAATGTATCCCAGTTCGTTGTTCAGGGTCTTCCCGGATATCCCCTCCTCCAGCCGCTTCCGCCGCAAGCTCGCGTAAGAGGATGCATCCAGGGCCGTCGCAATCGGGTCACCCAGTCGGGCAGCCAATTGCAGCGGCTTGGAGAGTCGCCGGGGTGCGTCGCGCAGTGAGTGGGCATGTAGGTCGTACCAGAGTTGCACTAGTTCGGAGAGCCTACGACGGTCCTTAGGCTTTGGCGTCCAGGCAGAGTTTTCAATGGTTCTTTGCCGCACGGTGGCTTCGAACCGCTGGACTTCGCCCTTGGTCTTGAACCGCTTGCGAAAGCGCTTGCCCTTGATCGGTTCTACATCGACGAACCAACGGCCATCGGGGAGCTTGGTGATCGACATTAGACGGCATACCCCCGCCGCAGATACCGATCACACATCAGCTTGTGTATATGCCTTTCCAGATCGCGACGAGTCCAACCCTTGGCGAGATAGTGGTCTTCGATGACGTGCCAGAACTCCAGTCGGTGGGCGGACTCAATCGCCTTTTTTGCGGGGATGCGCTCCCGTGCGATCAGGCAGATGAACTGGCCCAGGAACATCTCGCAGTTCTTGCCGGAGAAGCCCAT